CGTAACGGCAGTAATAGCCGTCGCGGTTGCCCTCGTTGTCGAGGCGCGGCTCCCAGCCGCCGTCGCGACCGCACCGCGGACACTTGACGCCTAGCTTCACTGCTCTTCTCCACACAGGGCCAGGATCGTGCGCGCGAACTCGCAGGCATGGTGACGCCCCAATACCACGTGCTCCGATCCTATTTGCAGGCTGATGTCTGTCATCGGAGGCGTGCGGAACGCTCCCCTGGAGTCGCATCGAGAGCCGAAATAAATCGTCGGCCCGACGGCGGTCGTGAGGCGGTGGCTCCACTCGCGGTCGTGCTTGTCGATGAACCCCAGGCTGCGCCCCTGTCCCCATCTAGGGTTGACTTTCAGACTCACGCTCTTCTCCTCAGCACCCTATCCACGTCCGCGCGCGCGACTACCCACGTCCGCGAGCCCACCGAGCGCCTGCGAATCCGGTAGCGCTCGACGAATCGCCGCACCGATCCGTCGCCCCGGTCGAGGTATATTTGCAGCTCGCGTGGGCTGAGCCACGGCTTGGACCACAACGCCTTGAGCCGTGCCGCCTCAAGCGCCTCGAGTTCGGCGTATTTCGGGTCTGTAAGGGGAGTAAAACCGTCGGGGCTGATATGGCCAACTGTGTAAGGAGAATCCTTGCGCCAGACGATTGTCGCCTTGGGGATTTGGCGCGGATGCGGATGGGGAACGTCGTGGTAGCTCATCGCTCGACCTCGAAGAAATCCTCTACCTTGCGGTCGAGCGCGCAGGCGAGCTTCCATACGGTCGACACCCGCGGATCGCGCACGCGGCCGCTCTCAAGGCGAGAGATAAAGGTGATGTCCCAGCCGGTTCTCTGGCCGAGTTTGTCTTGACTGAGCTTTTGTTTGAGTCGGAGTTGTTTGGCCCTTGCCCCCGAGAAGTGCGCTTGCATGTCTCAACCCCCGTGTCCTCAGTCGTCCATACTTCTCAATATATGTTGGCGGATGCGCCAAGTCAACCCCAAAGGACATTTCTTTTAATTTTCCCTTGACTATCGCGTCAAGAGGGGTTATATTTTTTATGGTAGGATTTGGAGAGAAAGCGATGTTCAACTCTATGATAGTTAAACTGGCGCTGAAAAAACGAGGAATGAAGCAAATCGATCTGGCTCACCGGCTCGGGAAAAGCGACAGCGAAATCAGTAAGTGGCTTACCGGCAAGAGACAGCCTGAGCCGAGCACCGTCTACCGCATAGCTCAGATCCTTGAGCTGCGAATTGAAGACCTCTACGATACCTTTCCTCTTGCTGTAGCAGAGCAAAAAGTGAAGTATCGTTCATCTCCCCCGATTGAAATTGCGGGCAAGGTTAACGGCTCGATTGTAGATACGTGGGCATGGACGCTAGCGGGAACCCCAAGCGCTGATGGCTGCATGGGCTATATCTATACGGATGTCTGCGACCCAGACGCCTTTGCCTTGGATGTGCAAGACAACTCTCTTGAGCCACGCTTCTCTATCGGAGATAGGCTGATAATCTCGCCGAACGCTCCTTTTACAAAATCTGGAGAGGGCGTGTTTTTCATCCGCGCTAAGGAAAAAGCATACGTCAAGAGGATTAGCCCTGTAGGAGAAGGCAGGCTTGTTCTGGAGCCGCTCAACTGCAAAGACGCATCCATACTCATTTCAGAGAGCGAGGTTGTATCTATCTGGCCTGTCGTCCAAACGATTTACACACACAAGGCGTTTTAGGAGGCAGCCATGGCTCGACGCAAATCCCCTTTCATTTTGCGCGCCGGCTTCTACTGGGTCGATACCCAGACCCATGGCCGGCGGGTCCGCTACTCGCTCGGCCTGCCGGCGTCAACGCCGCTACACATGCTCTGGCGGGCATACGAGCGCGCCGAGGCCGAGCGGCAAGAAAGCCTCAGGCGATCCCGAATCGACGATGCCTTCGACCAGGTCGTCGACGCCAAGCGCGCCAACCGTAACCACAAGACCGGAACCTGCTACAAAACGGTCCTCGGCAACTTCCAGCGCTACCTCGCCAGGCGCGGGATAGTCTACCTCGACCAGCTCCGGCCCGAACATCTGAACGCCTACTCCGCCCAGCTGCGCTCCGACGGCAGGCGTCGCCGCGGTATAAACTCGGACCTCACTCACATCCGCTCCGCGCTCAACCTGCTCGACTCCTGGGGCTATATGCCCGACACCTACGATTCCAAGCCCTGGTTCGCCTCCGCATTTTTCCGTGACATTCCGAAGCGTCAGCGCATCTACTCCGAGATGGAGCTGCGCGCCCTGTTCGCCGACCCCCAATTCGGCGACCTCTACAAATTCTTGTACTTGTCCGGTCAGCGCGTCGGCGTGGTGCTCCAGCTCCACGTCTCGCACATCGACCGCAAGCGTGGGGTGATCTCCTTCGCACGCGGCAAGCGCGGTCAGCTCCAGGACATCCCGCTCACCCCTCAACTGCGCGATCACCTCGACTCGCTCGATCCGGGCAACAACGGCTATTACTTCTGGCCCGACGACCGTCCGCTGCCGACGACCGACGGGCGCGTCCGCGATTACTCCCAGGCGGCCCGCAAACGACTCCGTAAGATCCTCAAGGACAACAAATACCCACCCGGCCGGGTGCACGATATCCGCGCCACCACTGCAACCCACCTCGCGCCGCACATGTCCATGCTCGAGCTGATGCACTACATGGGATGGACCCAGCCCGACACCGCCAAATTGTATTATCGCCAGCGGCCCGAGGACCTCCGCGTCCCCGATCTTCCCGCCGCGCCCAGCGTCACGCCTGCGTCACGTCGGAAAACCGGCGGCGCTAACTCGTGACCCTGCAACAAGATACCGTGACCACCGTCTGACTACGGATCAGAAGGTCGCGGGTTCGAATCCTGCAGGGCGCGCCACTTCGCAACCCCCTGGCCTGCCTGTAAATATCCTGTTTTCAACGAGTTGCAGACGCCTTCCTGGGCGAAGGCTGAGGTGCGCCTCATCCGCCAGGAGCCGCCAGAATCGCCAGAATAAGCCTATTCTGCGTCACGCCTGCGTCACGCGAGTGGAAGTGTATGGTAGGGTATGGAAGGCAAATAATTTGAAAAAATCCTCATTTTCCCCTTGACATACTGCGGTCACCGCAGTATATTATAAGTATGAGACAGGATGAGATAGCAACCAACAAACGGCAGGAGGAAACGATGAGCAAGAAAATTTCCTGTCCATTCTGCATGGAGCCGATGGCGGCCACCATGGAGGGGGGGTTCTACTGCGAGCACTGCGATGGTAGCTTCGCGGCGGATTTCCCGTTCCAGGAGCAGGCAGATCGGATATCTGATTTGCAGGCTCATAATTTTGACCGCCCCGTGGTGGTCACCCGCCACCCGGCTCTCGTAGAGTACCTGCGGGAGCTGGGGCTAATCGGTCGGGATGTCCGGGTTATTGCCCACGCCCGGCCTGAGGACGTCAAGGGGCGGAAGGTATTTGGCGTACTCCCGCTACACCTCGCTGCCGAGGCGGCAGAGGTAGTGGCTATCAGTCTTAACCTGCCGCCCGAGCTCCGGGGACAAGAGCTGTCCTTAGAACAGGTCAGGCTCTATGCCAAAGAGCCTCGGCGCTATCGCGTAATCGACGAGGGCTAGCCGAAACGGGGCTCCGGCCCTGTCCGCCGGCGGGCGGTTCCCCCGGCGCTGATGAGGCAAACCAGGAGCCAAAGGAGGGAAAAATGAGCAAATTTAGGTTGCACAAATACGTATTCGCCAACCCGGCTGCCGTTCCTTTAGGTGACGCAAATCTTGGTGTCGACGACTACGACGAAATCATGCGCGCCTGCGGGCTTGACCCGGAAGACGAGGAATACACAACTGCAATTCTCCAAGAGGACTGGGAAGGACACCCAGCAGGATCAGACGTGATAGTAGGCCTTACAGTCACTGGACACCCGTTTTGGGTAATCGAGCGGCGCTGATGAGGCAAACCAAAGGAGGAAACAATGACACGCAAAATAGCTCTTGCCATCACGAGTACCTCGCCGTCCGGCTATCTGTGGGATGGGCATGTGGCCCCCTATCACCAGCTTGTCCGGCCGGGACACAAGTTCACCGGCCGCGAGGGCTGGATGGGAAAAAGCGAGAACGAGGTCAGCACAGGCTGGCATACGCCGGCCAAATGGTACTCGGAGGAGGAGCTCCTCGCCATCCGCGAGGAGTGCCTCCGCGACGCCGTCGACGAGGAGGTTGCGGAGATGATCCGCACCGTATCCTTCGACGAGTATTTCGCAGAGCCCGAAGATTTCCCAGGGCTCAAGGAATTCTATCCCGAATTCCTTGAGGAGCACGATGAGCTGGTATGAACAGCTCCACGCCCTCCACGGCGATGATCACCGCCGGAAGCGCGCGAGCGGCATGACATGGTCAAGCATCGCCGCCGAGCTCGGGGTGCCCGAAAGGACACTCTACGACTGGGCCGCGGGGAAGCCCCCCTCCGCCGCGGCGCGCGCGGCCATCCGTAAACTGTACAAGAAAAAAAAGGTGGGGCCGACGGGAAAGGAGGGAAACCGTCGGCCCCGTGGTGCTGAGGGGAAGGAATGAATATGCCGCTTCAGGCCCGTAAATCGCTCCTGGGGGGCGATCGTATAGCAAGGCATAGTCTCGAGTATAGGGGTGCAGAGAAAGGGCTCTTAAAACGGCTTATTTGTTAAGTCGATCGACTCAATCACTGAGTCGTTTGCGGGCCGCCTCGAGTGCGGCCTTGGCCTTTGCGTAGAGCGCCAGGATGCGGTCGCGCACGTCGTCGGCTACCTCGATGGTGCCGTCCTCGATCTTCTCTATAATTTCCTCGAGCATGTCGACAGCGCGCAGCAGGTAATCCGTCGCGAACGACGGCGACAGATCGTCGATGAAGTCGAGGATCTCGAGGATGTAGCCCAGCGCCTTGACGATGTTCTGGCCATACGGCACCTTCCAGCGCGCCAGCAGCAGCGCCACCTCGCGCAGCACCTTCGCCGCACGGCGGATATTGCGCTTGACAAAGCTGAACACGCCGAGCAGACGGCGCCCGATGCGCTTAAAAAAGCCCCACATAATTTTCCTCCTGAGGGGAAACTTGGAATAACGGGTTCCGCTATTCCAGGATTTGGTTTTTCCAGAAATTAAACAGCGCGAGTGTGTCCTGCGGAGACAGCGTCTTGATGTCCCCAAGGCCGCCGTAGCGCGCGCCGAATACAGCACGCGCTTTTTCGTGCGTCAATTTTATCTCCGGGAACAACGGCCGCCCGCATTCGGCGGCGATGCGTTCCGCAAGTTTCACCCGCTGTCGCAGACTGCCCGTGCCGTCGTTGCTCAACAGCGCCCTGATGTGCGGCCAGCGGTCGAGGATCGGCAACACCCGCGCATACCACGTCTCCGGGCTCGTGCCGTCGGCCCAGTCTGCGAGGTCGGTGTTGTGCAGGCAGATGTAGCTGATCTGCTCCATCAATTCCACGTCCTTGCAGATGTGCTCTATCGCCGAGTCCTGCCGCAGGGGTTGCCCACCATACGCTTTGACCGGGTAATCCACGTTGCTCAGGATCGCCCTGGATACCGAGCGGCTCTCAAGCTCGTTGCCGTCGCCGACGATGTGGCCGGGCGGGATGTAGGCGCCGACGAACCTGCGCCAGCCGTCGAGTATCTCCTCGGCATAGGCCCGCTGCAGCGCCCGGTCGGGGTGTCCCTCCGGGTAATCCCAGACGCCCTTGAGCGGGTGTTCGACGAGGTTCTCCGGCCGGTCGCCGTAGTGCCGCGGCAGCGGGTATCCGAGCGTATTGTTTGCGCCGTTGAACTCGCTCCGGCCCCAGACGTCCCAGAAGCGCAACAGGTGATGGTCAAACAGGTCCAGGTGCACGACAACGCCGCGCTTGCGCGCATACCACAGGTCCGCCCGCAGGCGCGCGCAGAACGACCTATCGAGCGCGGACAGCTCCCACTTGCCCGACTGCAGGCGCCGCCAAATCGACTGCGTGTAGCCCGGCAGCCAACTGTGACTCGGCAGGATGTCCCGGAAGTAGTTGAACCCCGCGTCGGCGGTCAGGTCTACATAGCGCCGGAACGGAATCCCGGCCATCGCGCTGTGCGCCCAGTAGAGCCCCGGCCCGACAAGCGGCTGAGCGAGCGGGTCCTGCAGCGGCGGGGCTTTGACATCTATCTCGACGCGGCTGCGCGGATGCCCCTGCGCAGAGACAAACAGCGCCCCCGGATTGGTCAGCGTCACGGCGTCGCCGTCCTGAACGATCGGCCCGTGAATGCGCAGCTTGAGGTCGCCCCGAGCCCTGACCGTCACCTCGTCGCCCGCGCGCAGGTCCTCGCAGTTGATCAGGCGATAGAGGTAGTCTCCTCGGCGGGCCCGCTTGCGCACGATGATGCGGCTCGGCTTGCGCGGCCGCTCGATTAATTTGAGCGCCGCCAACGATCCTTTCTTAATCATCCCCACCCCATGAGCAGCTCCGCGAAATACTTGAACTGCCGCGTTGTCATCTTTTCGGTTTTGCGTTGATAGTCCAGCCACGCCCACAGCACGTCGCGGAGCGTCTCGTAGCGCACATACCAGTCCGCGCCGTCAGACTCGGAAACAAATAGCCGCCTCCGCGCCGAAATGTAGTTGACTAATTCCTGCGCCGTCTCCAGATCGCACGCCTGCGAGTTCGCGATCTCGACTACCCAGCACTCAGCAAACGCCAGGAACCTGGCGTAATACTCCATCGGGTCCGCGTCCTGCAGCGTCGGCCTTTTAGGCAGCGCGCAACCCGACAAGAGCAGCAGCGCCGCCAGCGCCATAATCATTGCGGGCCTCATTGCATCACCGCCATTTCCGCCCAGGACTCGGCGGGCCGCCACACGGCCATGTATTCCTTCGCCTTAATCGCTCGCACTCTAATCAGGTCCTTGAGATCGCGCCCGACGGCCAGCACCGCGCTGTTGACTCCCGCGCGCTCACGCGGGTGAAACATCCCCTCCATCTTGTAGAAACTGATCACGTCGGTGTTGGCGAATGCGTGGACTTTGCGCAGGAAGGCGACCTTGACCTCGCCGCCCCACGTTGTCTCCGCCAGCGTGCAGATAGCCTGCAAGTCGATCAGTTTTGCTTTGTCGAAGTGACTCGAAATGCGGAAGTTCTGCCAGCGGTATTTCAGCCGCCGGAATATCGCCGCGCGCTGTTTGCCCCTGGACTCGGCCTGTCCCTGGGCTTTTACCAATTTGCCCCACGCCTGCTCTACGTAATCCTCCGGGCTGCGCGGCGCAGGCGTGGCGCAGCTACAGAGGGTCCCCGCGATTACCGCCGCCGCGAGGGACGGCAACAGTGTGCGCTTCATCGCTCATATCTCACTCCCTGGAATCGCACGATCCTGCGTTTAATCGCAGCATCCTGCGTTTCGAGTTAGAACCAGCCGACGACCTTGGCCACGGCGGCGCTGACAACCGCCGAGGTCAGCAGTCCGAGCCCGCCCCAGATCACCGCCTGGCGCACGGCCAGCTTGCCGAGCCGGTCACGGATCGTTATGTGCTCCCGCGTGTGTTCGCGTACCCACTCCTGCAGGTCCTTGAGCGCGTCCATTGTCCACTCGGTCCGCTCGTCGATCCGCTCGATCAGCGCCCGGTTCGTCACCCGTCCGTTTCCGTTGTCGTCTGGCATTGTGTCGTCGTCCATAAAAAAAGCCCCGCCGAAGCGGAGCCAAATCAAATCTCTGTTGTTAAATTACTGCGTCGTCCAGTTATTGTCTCTGGGTTAGAACGTTATCCGCCGCCTCGGCGGCCACTATGATTACTACGGTGCCGTCGGCGCGGGTAACCACTCTCAGCTGGTCTTTCGTCACCGGATTAGTTCCAGCGTCGAATTCCAGCTCGTACTGCAGGACGTTTCCCGGCCCTTCGCCTGGCTCCGGCCCGACTGGGGTTGTGATGCCGACAACCTTCATCGGCGCGTTAACCGCATCTCCGAAACTGAACTTTGCCATGTTTGTCTCTCCTATGCCGTATAGATTATCGTCAATTGTGGCCGCCATGCGGTAGTGCCGTTTTCCCTGGAAGCTATCGACGCCCACTGACTCGGGCCGGGATTTGCCTTGAATGTCAGCTGTGCTTTATTGTCAGCCCCGACACGCCCGTTGAGATATGTTATTCCCGCAGGGTTCAACATAAACGAGTGGTAGGTTTGCGCATAAACGTTTATTGCGTCGCTAAATGCGGTGTCACCCCATTTCGATGTGTTCCACACGCCGCCGCTATCAAAATTATTCCACGTGCTCGACTCTGACCATGTAGTCGAGTTGAGTTGTCTGAGCTCGTGCATAACAGTCCTTTTGCTCGCTAGGATAGTGCGCGTTCGTAGGGTTGCTTCGACGATAGTCCCGCCCGCAGCGGCGATCTCGCTGAGATCGAATCGCAGACACCCAAACAATATTTTGCTGTCTGCGTCCCGCCCTATCTGTATGAAGTCCCTGGTTCCGTACTGTGTATTTGGCGCATCCTCAAATACGAACGTGTCAATCTCCGGCGTTATCGTTATGGTTTCTTCTCTGCTTACCGCGATCGCGCCGACCGTCTGGCCGACGGCCAGGCCGCGGAGTCTCGGGCTGGCGGACCACAAACCATCAGACATATCTGTGATCAGTATCTGCTGATCGTCGACATCGCCGACGAGGTTGCGACAGGTGATTGCGGGCTTATCGCCGACGTCTGTCTGCAGCGCGTCGATCCCGCACATGCGCAGATCGACGCCGTATACCCTGCCGGAGCGGTGCAACATGTGCCGGGTAATAATATCCGCCGCCATGTCCGCATGCCCGACGAGCGGCAGATCGGTATCCTCCTCGGCCACATCAAAGGTATCTATACTCAGCTGGTTGTTCGCCCGCAGCGACGCCTCGTAGCTGCCGCCGTCGCGGTGGATGCGCCTGTAATTGACGACGCCCTTATTCCACAGCCTCAGCGGCCAGTCCAACTCGATGCTGACGAAGTCGCCGAGGTCCTCTTTGTACTCGTCTACCGTCCCCGTGTCGGCGTCGATCAGGTTGACGTCCACAAACCGCAGCCTGCCGTCGGTGCCGATAGTCGGCGCGCACGCGCACGAGTAACACATCGCTTGCAGGGCGGCTGGGGTTTCCATCACCGCGCCCGGATCGGGCGGCAGCACCCCAGAATAAAACTGCCCGCCGCTGTCGTTCCAGCCGTTGGTCGCGTGTATCGCGGCAAGAGCCCCCAGGCTCGACCGGTCGATATCTGTGGAGCCGATACGCCAGTTGTACCACTTCCACCGCAGCGCCCGATCGATCATCCACGCGGGGTTGCGCTCGTAGCTAACCAGGGTAAAATCTGTGCCGGTGAGCGACACACACGTCAAATCGTTGTCCCCAACGAGGTCCATTACATAGTATGTCCCGCCGGAGTTGTAGGGATAGAAGAATTGCCACTCGGAGATGACGTCCTTCAGCGGTGAGCCCGGCTCACCACGGTCACGGCTTGTGCCGCTTGCCATGTCTTGCGCGCCCGAGGCGATTAGACAGTAATAGACGCGGCCATCGAGCTTGTAATTTCCGGAATCCCCAGAGCCAATTTCAAAATCGAGCGCGGACGCATTAAGTGCCGATGGGTTGCTGCCTGAGAGTGTTAATGTTTGTGCTACGCCGTTTATCCAGACGGCTATGCCATTCTCGGGATCCCAACGCGCCCGGATGATATAGTCCGTATTTATCGCAGGAGTGGTCGTTTGCGCCTCCGCGCGATAGAGGCTTGAACCATTGCCGCTTACCACGAATCTGAATTTGTTGGTTGTGTAGAAATAGTACAACCAAAAACCAGTGTCCACCTGAGGTGCATCAAACGTTCCGCAAATGCCCTGCATGGACCCCAATGCGTCAAACCGGACTTTCGCTTCTACTGTGAATGCCCCCGTAACTCCAGTTCGCCCCGGCAAAGTAGGGCTGTTTGCTGCTGTAACTTTGCAGCGGCCATTCGCGCCGTCGAGCGTGACATACCCCTCCTGCGGTATCCCCTGGACGCTGGCGTAATACTCGTCGCCCTCCTGCCATACTCCGCTCGCCAGCGTGATGTAACTGTAGGCGTTGCCGAGAGCGTCGACGGCGAACCTGGTCAGCGTGTAGTGTGTCCCCCCGCCGGTGAGCGCGGTGAACAACTCCTTACCCGTGGCGCTGTCGATCCGGCGGCGGTAGACGGCGGTGACGTTGTATATCCCGCCCATCGCGACCAAGAATTTCTCGGCGTTGGCCGTCTCGTCGATCATGATCAGGCGGACCTTGCCCTTGGTCGACGTCGCATTGCCGAAGACGAGCGGCATACCCTGCCCCAGCGTCGACGGCTTGCCTGCAGTGCCGCCGTCGGGGGCGTTGGGGAACGCGTCGGTAGTGATCTTGCGCTGCAAGTAGTCCAGCTCGGTAATCAGCGCGGGCTGTATCTCTATCTCGACGCGGTCCTGGCCGCCGCTGAGCAACCGGCACTTGCCCTCGTAGCGCTGCTCGGTGGACAGCGTGCTGCCCCAGTGGTTCAAGGTCTTGAGATAGAGCTTGGCGGTCGCGCCGTTGACGGTGTCCTCCTCGAGGATCGTTGACAGCGCGCCGTCGGCGTTGTCCAGCGCGACCTGCAGCGCCTCGACGGTGACCTCGCAGTGCTCGGCGTCGAGAGAGCGGCTCGGCTCCCAGCCCTCGAGCAGGCGCGGCTCCCAAAATCTTGCGCTTTCGTGTAGCGCGGTGTCGGAGTAGTAGACCGTCCCTCCGGGCAACTGCAGCTCCAGGCAAATTGCGTAGTTACTCATTTACTGATCGAGCCCCGCGCCTTCCTCTTCAAAATCCCACTCGTCGGTAATCAAGGCGTCCTGAGTGCCGGTGTTGATCGACTCCGTCAACTCGCCGCGGGACTGCTTGCCGCCCGGCTGCGCGTCGAGCCAATTGACCAGATAGGTCGTGTCGTCGAGGTCGTCGCGGTCCAGCGCCAGCACCATCGGCCCCTCGGCGGCGTATTCCATCGCCGCTTCCCATATCGCCTGATCGGCTGCGTTGAAACTCCACGGCAAAGTAAAGCCGTAGGCAAGCGCGCCGGAGCGGTAGACCCGGCGGGTGTTGATGGTGCTCACAGCGCCACGCCCCGGCACGATCGGCCTGCGGGTGTAGGGTCCCGGCGCGGTCGTCAGGTCCTTCCGCTGGCCGAGCCACACATTCGGCACCTCGAGGTAGCCGTCGGGATTGGATGTATCGGAGATGTACAGCCGCGCGTAGCGGTAGCTGTGGGATGTGAACGTTTTAGCGATCGCCTTGCCGGCCGTAACGTCCAGCTCCTCCGTGGCAGCAGGCGGGTCCCAGGAATCGGTGCTGTTGAATTGGACCTTGACTACGGCGGAGCTGGTTAGATTGTGAAACCGCGGGATGAACGCGAAATCTACGGCCTTGGCCGAGCCGAAATCAAATACGACTTTTCGCGCGATCGAGGCGTCTACAGACCGCCACACATGCACATGATCGTTTATGGCGAGGTTGGCCGCCGGGTAGGCGGATTGCTCGCTGCCCGTAGTGATCGTTGTGCCTGATTGCGACACGCGGTTGTAATAGACTATCAGCGGCAGTCCGGCCATTACCTAACCTCGCAGTCTGCGGCGCTTGGCGCCTGGGTTGCGCGCATCGATCACATGCAGCTCGCGCTGCAACGTCTTGCCGTCGAGCTTGACGGTGACCGGTATCGTGATCGTCGTCGGCGAGGTGTAGTAATTCGTCGTGCTGCTATCGCCGCCCGTAGCCTGCTTACGGCCGTCGTCGGGCTTGTGGCCTCCGCCCCCGCCGCCCCCTCCGCCGTCGGGCGGGGTCTCGCGCCAGTGCTCTTTAATCCACGCCAGGATTTCGCGTATGCGGTCCAGCCGCGCGCGCATCAACGGCAGGTTGTTTTTCAGCAGGTCGCGTTGGTGCTTGAGCACCTTGTTCGCTCGGCGCTGCTGATCGATCTGGTAATTGAGCAGAGCTTTCTGGTTGAGTTGCTCGCCGAGCCGCAGAATCAAGTCAAACGCTTCCGCATTCGCACCCTTGGCGATCTGCATCAGGCGCCCCCACGGGATGATCCCGCGCGCGTTCTGCGCGCCCTCGAGCGCCTGGTAGATAGCATCCAGAGCCGCTTGCCCGCTGAGCGCGCCGCCAGGGCCGGGCATCTCGGGAGCCCACGGCGCGTTGGGCATACGGAACGTCAGCGTACCGGCTGTCGCCATCTCAAGCAGGCTCTTTTTCGTGTCCTTGATCTGGTTGTTCAGTTCCCAGAGTTGCTTACGGTAGCTGAACAGCGCCATCGCGCCCTGAACCAGCTGGAACCGGTAGTCGCGCATCTGGTTGTGCGCGTTGTAGAGCGCCTCCTTTTGCGCGTCGAGCGCCGCGGAGATTTCGTCGATCTTGTCTACCCAGCGGCTCCCGCTGTAGGTCAGCGACTGCGTGATGTCCGCCAGCAGCTTCTCCGGGATCGAGGTGCCGGTGTCTATGTACTGATCTATCGCATCGAAATATCCCTGCAGTATCTCTTTCCAGTCCGCTGCGTAATCCGCCGGGTTGATCTTCTGCCGACCGCCGCCGGAGAACAGCCCCGCGAAAAACCCGCCGATCCCGCCGATGGCCGCGCCCCAGGGTCCGCCGATGGCATAGCCCGTCTGTAAACCCATCGCCGCGCCGGAAAACGCCCGTGAGCCCCTGCCGCCGCCGAATAGCTGGCCGAGCGCCGACAGCCCGATGGCGAGCACGTCGTTCCAGTGATTCTCCCATACCTGGGCCATGTCGCCGGAGTAGCGCTCGACAAGCGCAAGAAACGCGGACAGCGCCTGCCCGATCACTGAGCCCTCGCCGCCGAATGTCCTGGAGAACATCTCGGCTACGGAATCGAGCGAGCGATACCATGTGTCCTCAACTCCTTCTGTCGCCTTTTTTGTGCCCGCCAGAATCGCATCCGACAGCATCTGCGACTCCGCCGCGGACAGGCTGGTAATCACCATGCCGCGGACGCGGTCCATGTCCAGGCTCGGCAGCCGCATGATCTCGTCTGTGATCTGCCGCCGGAAGCGCAGGTATTCCTCCGCCGCACGCGCCGAGCGCTCGATGTTCTCCGCCTCCTGCTCAGTGAGCTTCGGCAGCGGGTCCGTCGCCAGCCGCCACTCTGTGGTGGCTTTGGCTATATCCTTTGTTTTTTTCTCTACTTTATCCTGCTCTTTAAATATCTCCTTCCACCAGCTAAGCTGCTGTTTCGCCACCTGTGTATACCAGCCGCCACCATACTTTTCTCCCGAAAGTATCTCTGCTCCCCTTACTCCTGCGCTTGTCATTCCCAGTAATGGCGCAAGATATAAGCCAACATTCGCTACCAGGTTTTGGCCAGGAGACCCCGAAGTATGGGGCTTAAGAATCCCGCCTTCTAAAACCTTGCGAATTGGCTCAGGCAGGCTTTCATATGATTCTTTAAGGGCATTAAAAACATTCGACGCCGTGCTAACTAGGCTACCTACCTGTTCTACCACTACAGACAATGCGCCAATTGCATTCTCAAAAGTTTTTAGCAGTTTCTCTTGGTTATCTCCGGTGTTAAGCCATTCGGTAAATTTCTGCAGCATCGGCATAAACGCCCGTTCCAGCATGTCGCCGATGGCGTTATTTAGCTGCTGCATTTTGCCGGTGAATGTCTTTGTCGCTTCTTGCGCCTGCCCGCCCATCTTGGTGGCGATCGCGTCGAGGACTGCCTGGAATCCTTTGGTCTTCTTCTCCTGCTCGGAGATGATCAGGCCGTAGCGGCTGAGGCTGGACGTCTCGCCGGCCATCGCCTTACCCATGAGGATCGCAGCAGCCTTGAGGTCTGTGCCGGTAGCCGCGGCGAAATCGAGCGTCGCCCTTGTCGCGCGCTTGATCTCGTCGATACTGCCGCCGCCAAGTGTCTGGATCAGCGCCATGACCGGCATGATCGCCTCGTCACCGTAGATCGTGACCTTTTGCAGCGCGGCGGCGTAGTCCTGCAATTCCTTCGATGCGGCAGCCGAGTAGCGGCCCTGAGATTTCAACGCGGCGTTGAGGCGGTTGACGGCCTGCTCCTGCTCGGCAGCTTTCTTAATTCCGAGCGCTACGAATCCGGCGACAGCCGCTCCGGCAACCATCACGCCGGTGCGGATCTTCGCCCAGCCGGCGCGGATTCTCTCTGTTGCGCGGATAGACTTGCGCGCCGAACGCTCTACGCGGGCATCAAAAGACCGCAGCTGTTGACTGCGGTCCTTGGCCTCGAAGACGACCTGGTGGGTTTCGCCTACCATTATTTCTTTCCGCTATTTGTTTTCCTTTTTATTTCGTCAACCTTGTAGTTGTAGCGCTCGAAGAAAACGTAAAATTTATTCCACGCGGCCAGGAGCGCGCGGGCCTCGGCGCGGGAGTCCACGCGGATATCGATCAGCCGCCAATGCTCAGCGCCGAGATACGGATGTTTCTCATAGATGGGCCGGATGTTTCGGCAAAACAGGTCCAGCGCGCGGGTGTTCCATTCGTTCAGGAGGGGTATCCCGCCCAGCCCCATGTCCAGGGCGGCCCTCATAAAACTCGACGGCTCCCCGGCGACGGTGCGGTGCTCACCCGTCTCGGGGTCGGTCTCCTCGAAAACGATATCCGGGCAGAGTGTCGCTAGTCTGAACTCTGTCCAGTCGGCGAGTTTTTTTCCGATTCCTTCAGCTCTTCCAGTTTCTTGAGCGCTTTTGCTGCGGCTTCTTCGATGCACTCTTCTGCGAAGTTATAGAGGTCGGGAAGCAGCTCACACGCCTTGAGGAAGTTGTCGAAACTGTAGGGCAGCGGGCTGCCGTCCTCGTCGACGAACCCTTCCCAGTCGACAAGCGCGGCCTTGATGCGGTCGCGCCGGATCTCGCGCATGGCGACGGTGTCTGTCTCGTAGGTCACGGCCTGGGTCCGCGGGTCCTTGCTGCGGTCGCGGAAGCCGCGGCCGGCCTTGCGCGCCATCTTGACGCTGATCGCCGCGTCGGTCCGATCGGCAAACTCCTGCTCCTCGTCCGCGGTGAGCTGGCGGAAAATCAGCGCGACGCCGTCGTCCTTGCCGATCCCCGCGGCGGAGTTCCAGTACGGGAATTTCGAGGTGATTTTCTTGGGTTCTGTTACCAGGAAAGGCATGATTTCCTCCTTTTAATGGCGCATAAATGGCGCACAATCCAGCGGGGCCGGAGAGTGAGAACCGCTCCAATAGAGGATTGGTTCCGCCTCGTCGGCCCCGCAAAGCGGCGGCGCGCCCTATTGAGCAACCCGCAGGCCGCCGTTCAGACACCCGCCAATAAACAACAAACTGGATAAAATCATTAGCATTTAAGCTTCATTGCTGGCGATTCTATCCAATCAGCAAATGTAAGCTGGATTACGTTACGGCCTTCGCCGTCTGGGTGTTGATGACGGAGAGTTTGAACAGCTCGTCTACCGATAACTCGTCTGATCCCCCGCCGGTAGCGGTGTCGCCCGGCAGGACGGCGTTGAGCGTCACGGACGCGGGCAGTCTGCCCTGGTCGTTATACGCTCCGGTGTCGCCGATGTCGGTTACCACGAGCTCAGGGAACAGGAACTTGAATTTGTAGTTTTCTCCCGCCCCTATCTGCGCGCCGGTGAACAGCAGGTTAGCCATCGCGCGCTGACCGGCGTATAGATCGGCGAGGAAGTCCTTGATCTGCGAGTCGACGTTGAAATCGGCGAACGTGACCGTCAGCGTGACGATGTCGAGCGCCTGGCCGTCGTTGACCGGCTCGCGGATGTAGCGCCCGGTGGCGGTGTCGGCGAGCGAGGCGAGGATGCGGCGGAATGTGAAATCGAACGAGGTGATCGGAATAACATCGTCGGAATCGAGAGATTCCGAGTCGCTGTGGTCGGCCAGGCGGAAGGACGCCTGATCCATCCTGATCACGTTCTCCCGGTCGCCGGGATAGGTCACGTCGGCGAACGAAGCCGATACCAGGGTCGAGCTGTCCCAGATGCGGCTGTGCATCAACGTCTGCAACTCGATTTTTACCGTGAGGTCATCAGACGAATTGTCACCAAATATGCGTAACTGTTGCGCTTTGTTCGATACCCACGTGTCGATGTCTGAGCCGTGCTGCAGGCCGAGACTGAAAAACAGACCCTCGATATCGTCGGCGGGAGCAACAGTGAACATATAGTCGCCCTCGGAGGGGGTCTGCTCGGTCGGCGTCTCATAGTTGCTGCCGATCCCCAACGCGTAGGCTATCAGGCGCATGTCGTCGTAACGCGCCGTCTGCAGGATCGTCCCGCCGGCCCTGATCGGCCCGCCGATTACGGTGTCGGTGCGCGGCCAGGGTTGGCCGCTTTCGGCTATGTGATGCGGCGCGGCGTTGACCGTCGCGGTAGTCCCCGGCAAGACCAGGATGCCGGAATTCGTCGCTGCGACTTCGGTTCCCCAGGTCGTCTCCTTGCCGATGACGGCGACTGTCTCATGTCCTATAGATACCGTCATCTCTTACTCCTGTTTGTCTGTCGGGGTCTGGTCCGCCGCCTTGGGCTTGTCCTCGACCTCCAGTGGTTTCGGTTTGGATTTCGCGGGCCTGGGGCTCACCGGTTTCAACTCGGCCCAGCGCCCGGACTTGATCAGCTTCTCGGCGGTGTCCGCCTTGCCGACGCCCAGGACGTAGCCCGGCCCGAACGTGCGCCCGAGCAGCGGCTCCCATTCCCGCAGGTCTCTATGTTTCAATGTCTTTACTTCGCTCATGTTCTATCTATCCCTGTGCGCCGTGATCTCTATGTCGACATCCAGCGCAAGCCAGTCGGCAGTGCTGCCGAGTTTGTCGCCGCGCCAACGGGTGACCGCCACGCCCACGGCGTCGCCCGGCCCGGTGGTCAGTGCGTCCTCGATCGTCTCCGCAAGGGTGACGAGATCGCTCACGGCCTCAACGTAGGTCTTGGCCGAGTTGCTCGATGCGCTCCAACAGCGCGCGACGCGGACCGTCAGGCGGACGGGACCGTAGACGGACAGGCCGCTCGTGGACTGCTCCAGCTCGGCGTCGATGGTGCCGATCGAGTAGGCGTTATTCAGCGCGGACGTCGGCTCCTCGCTGAGGTCAAACAGGTTGCCGGTCGCCTTGTGCAAGCCAACAGTGTCCTCCAATGGCGTATACAGCCATGTGGACAGTATTGTGGACAAGCTTGTCGACATATTTGTCTACACCCTCACGGTCCGCACTTCGTTCCAGCTGAGCGTCTCGTCCGGCGTCGCGTCGTCGTCCTCGGAGTAGCTGATCGCGATCTGCCCCCAAAGGCTCTCGTACATCTCGTGATACGCCGCGGCCTTGGTATGCCAGGCGTCGCCCGTCTCGCGCATTTGCCCGAGGCAGAGTTTCTCCATCGCCCTGTAGTGCACGACGCGGTTGATGTCGGACTGGTTGAACACCAGCCACGGCATCCTGCCGGTGCCTTTGAGCTTGGCCCAGACGTCGTCGTAGGCCGCATCGATCACCTGCGATTTGTGCGCCTCGGTGATGTGTGTGAACGTCGCCAGCCACGGCTCCTCGGAGTCGAGGTCGTCGGCGGTGTAGGTCTTGTCAAAGCGCGTCTGAACGATGTGGAAAATCTGATCGCGGTACTGAGTGCGGCTGTCGAGCGTGTAGCGCCAGAGTGCGCGGTAGTTCTCTCCCGCGTCGTCGGCCAGCGCCGCGTCGAGGTCGTAGTAGACAGTGCCGTCGCTGGCGACCGTGGCATCCGCCCAGTCCTGCAGCGGATCCGACGTGTCGTTCTGATCGCCCGGTTCAAACAGCTTGACCTTGGCGTTGGTGACGTCGCCTTGCGCGGCGACGGTCCCGTCCGCCTTGGTCAGCTTGCCGAGCGTCAGCCGCCCGCCGACGTCAACGAGGATTAATGCGTCCAATTTCTGTCTCCAAATCGCCGCGGGGAAAGCCCGTCAAGGCCGTCTCCGCGCTGCAATTGATCACGCGCTCACCTGCATAATCCGCAAGGCGGTCGAGCACCTTGCGGACATGCCCCATGTCATCCATGCGGTTATCGCTCGTGGGCTGATACCAGTGCCGATCTCCCTGCGCGTCGTAACCGGCCAACAGGATCGGATCGGCGCCGAGCGCCCAGGCAACGCTTATGCCCAGGCCGCCGCCGCAGCGGTTGCTGAAAAGCCCCTCTGCGAACGAGTCGCTGAGGCCGATGTCGATGTCACGTCCAGGCTGCGGTTTATGCGAGCGCATCCGGACCGGCTCAAGTGTGTAGTGCGTCGCGCCCCGCAGGCGCTTCTCCGGCACGAAAATCAAGCCGGGAAATCGCCAAAGCTGCGCGGGATTGGCAGCGAACCAGTCGAAGTCGAAGATTACCCCGAAGTGCGCCGGGACGAGGAGGAGCGTGAGGTTGACCGCGATCGCGGGCGTGCCTTGCGCGAGCGCTTGGCGGATGATCGGGATTTGCCCTTTGAGGGAGGGGCCTCCTCCGACGAGGAGGCACCCTCTGCCTCTGAGCAAGCCTGTGTAGGGTCCGAGATAAGCTCCCAGCCCTTGGCGATCATCGCCTCCACGGCGATTTTGTTTACACGCGTCAGTTGCCCGTCGGGCATGCGCATGTACTCGTAATTGCGCATTATCCGAGCACTCTGATTGCGCACTCGGGACGGACAGCGGCCACACCATAGAGCATGTCGGTCATGACAAACAGACCGGGCTTCTCGTGGTCGTAGCCGATGGTGACCCTCACGCTGACGCCGTCCTGCTCCAGCTCGGCGACCTGAGCGCCGCTGTACTGCTCAGCGCTGCGGCCGAGGGGCCTGGTAACATAGGCGAAAGCCTGGGGGTTGAAAAACAGGTTGTTGATGTAGGTGTTGCCACTCCCAGGCGCGGTCACGGTGATCGCGTCGCCGTCCTCCCAGGCAACGGTAGCCGAGGGAGAATACGTGATGTCGGCGTCGCCGTTGCTGTCGGTGTCGGCGTCCGCAGTCGCGACGAAGCTGTGGCTTTCGTCGGCCGGGGTGAACAGGTCACCGTCCTTGATCTCGTCGCTGCCCGAGGTCGCCAGGCCGTCGACGTGAATCGTGGTGTCGCCGATGGCGTGATCAGCCTGATCGACTAGCGGAGAGTTGGCGTCGTACCAACCGCCGATCGTGTGCTTGGCGCCCGCGGCCAGGTCGACGTTCTGCGACATCCAGGGGGTGAAACCGAGCAGGGCGCCCAGTTCGCCGCTGTCCATCGGGCCACTACGGCCGCGCAGAGACACTTGGAGGAAGTCGGCGATCTCGAGCATGTCATAATAGGCCGTCGGCCCCATCACGAGGTGATACGGCTTGGGGATCGTGTAGTTGGCGGCCTTCTCCAGGATCGCGATTACGTCAGCCCTGGAATCGGGCGGATCGCCGGCAGTGCCGACGCTGTAATACACGTCCTTGTAGAGTTGGAGCAACGCCTTGTCGATCGTCGCGGCGAGTTCCCGGGCTGCGGGAACGATGAACAGCCGCGCGAACTGATCGGGGTTGTAAAGCGCCAGCGCGACATCCTTGTCGCTGAGGTAGTACTTGACGTACTTCCACTGGTCAATCGTGACGGTCTTTTCGGTCACGGACTGATCGCTGTAGGAAGTGGAGTCAGCTGTGTTGCTCGAAACGGTCGGCGTGTCGGGGACGAAGATGTGAATCTTGTCGCCCTGACGCGCCGGGTTGGTGTCGTAGTCCCGGGTAACCAGTTTGGGCAGCACGATATTCTCGTGCAGCGTATCCAACGCCGTCTGCGCCCAAACCTCCGGGTAAAGAGCCGAAAGGTCTTGAGACATTTTTTATTCTCTTCCGTACGCACGAAAGCCCGGCTTTTACCGGGCTTCTAAACGCTTATCTGTGCGGGGGTTTAGCCGAGCCGTTGAGCTTCCAAGATTTTGGGTAGCACCTCGCGGCGCTGCTCAGCGGTCATCTCCGCAAACTCCTCGCGTGTTGGGATTTTCTGCGCTTCTCCAGCCGCTCCGGGAGAACCGGACCCCTGCGTGCTCGCAGCGGGCTGGTGCTCAAGGTGCTCCTTGAGCCACTCGGCGGCGTGGGCTTCCAGTGTGACAGGCTGGCCTTTGTCGTCGAAAATCGGCGTGCCGGTCTTGTTCTGAACGATCAGCTTTCCGCTTTCGTCCTGCACGACCTGAAACTGATCGAAATAATCCAGCCGTGCGAGGCGCGGCTTGCGGGCCTTGGAGAAAATGCCTTCCACGGCGTCGTTGATCTCCCAGGCCTTCATGCGCTCGCTCACGTTCTGGAGCTCACTCTGGAGGCGCTCTTTTTCTTTACTCACGTCCTGGAGCTTTTTCTGTAGCTCCTCAATGGCGGGCTGCTGTTCTTTCTGTTGCTCCTGGGCCTCTGCCAGTTCGCGCGCCCGGGTAATGCGGGCAAGCAATTCATCCTCGCTCTCGCACTGTGCGCGCTTCAACAGGGCGTTCATGCCGTCGTTGTAGGCCTTGCTGTAGAAGCCTGAAAGGTCAACTCCGCTCTCTTGCGTTTTTGTCCCGCCGGACTGATCAAGGTTTTGGCCCCCTTCGGGCTGAGCATCTTGCTGCGACTTCGGGGTGTCGCTGGACCCTGTTTTTTCGGACATGTTATCTCCCATGTCGCATCCCCCGGCGGAAGACCTCACGAAATGCGTTGTAGCCTTTCCGCCAGAGACGCTCCTTGTCTTGCTGGTTTTCAAATCCCATCACGCGCCGCTTCGGGCGGCGCATGTTTGTCCACTTGCCGTATACCGGCCACTTGCCCCGCGCCAGTCCGCGCGCCCGCTTGCGCATCTGCGGGCTGCGGAAGGTCAACAACCAGCGGCGGCCGTCGCCGAGCTTTTTGCGCACGAGGTTATCGAGGAACTTGCCGGAGTCAGTCAGGTCAACGCTGAATTGGCTGACGCCTTTTTCTTTTGCGTAACCGCGCGAATATGGGCCGAACGGTTTGCGGCGATAATCTTCGCCGCTCTGTGTCCGTTCCTTGATGATCTTCTCGCCCTCCTCGGCGTGCGCCGAGACGTTTGCGATTTGCGCCTTGCGTAGCACGTCATCGCGCTTTCTGCGCTGGCGCCTGAGTGCGGCGTGTATCTCTCCGGATGTCCGCGCCACCGTGCGGCCCGCCGGCCCTTGGATCACGTAGACTGATCTACTACTCATTGCCTGATATCTCGGCCCGCGCTTTCTCTATCGCCGCCGCCCCTCCGGGCCGCTGGATGATCACTCGGTCGAGCGCTTCGGCCATCCCTTTAAGCGACGTCTCGCCAAACATCGCGGCGGTCATCTCCTCCTCAGTCATGCCCGCCAGGCGCCCGGCTTTAAACAGCGCCCACAGGTCCTTGACCGCGGGCGGGGCCTCCGCGATTTCGCCGGATTTGATGTATATGAACTTCGGATCGATGCCCTCCTGCCTGATATACTCGGCCTCGATCAGCGCGCAGTGGCAGTGATCGCCACACGCTGTATGCCCGCTGCCCGGCAGCCCGCGGCTGATCCACTCCTCCAGTGTTCGGCCCTCCTCGGGCTGCATGCTCTCGATCAACAGGCATTCGGGGCAAACATTGCCGTTGGCTACCGTTACCCAGAGAAAATATTCATCGGGGCTGGGCTTAGTCGGCATCGATCTTGACACCGTATCTGATCGCCAACTCCACAGCACTCCGCTTATCCGCCCGCGGGACTGCTTGGCCCAGTCGAGGCGCAGCACGTCGAGGATCGCGTCGGTATCCATGCCCTGGCCGGCCATGCGCTCGGTCGAGCGCTGTAGCTCGTCGGCGAAGCGCTCCCGGGCTGCCAGGATCGCGGCGGCTGCATCGGCCAATGTATTGTCGGCGAGCGCTTGAAAATCCACGTCAGTTTTGGCGTGCATCCCTTTGCGGTGGCGCAGGATCGCCTTGCCGGAACCCGCGCCCTGATCAACCGCCTTACTCAGAACCGGCCGCACTGCATCGGTGACTCCCGGCAGGTTGACGTCCACATACTCGCCACTCCTCCATCGCCGTGCGCACGGTTCCCTTGATCTCGTCGCGTAGGGCGTTCAGGAGTTCGTTACGCTTGAGCAGGTGTTTCATTTGCGGCCTGCTTTTTCTCTGCGAGTTTTTTGTTCAGCCCCAGTCCGCGCGGCAACAGAGGGTTGCGGGCGGCGGGCGGTGTCGGCTGTGGCGTTTCCTCGATCTCGGCGAGGATCTTTTTCTTCTTGGCCTCGTCCATCCGCGGCAGCAGGTTCTCGACTGTGCGCTTGTGGAGTTCAGCCATCGCGGTAGGCGACAGCGGCGTTTGGTTCAGCCCCTGCCACAGCAGCAACTGTTCCTGCGCGGAGGTCACGGAGAAATTACGCGGGTAATTAACCACGGTCTTGAAGCCGTTCATCTTCTCCCAGAGGCCGAATAACCGGTCGACCTCAAGCTCGCATTTCTCCATCACCCGAGCGTCGTCGGCTATGTCATCGCCGGTGATGCGCCAATCCCAGTTGTGCGCTATGCCGGACATGCGCTCGGGCCGCTTCTCTTCGCCGTAGCCGCTGCGCAACTTGGCCTTGAGGTAGATCGACCGCTCGTCGTCGTTGAGCAGTTTCATGATCGCGTCAGCTGCCGAAGCCCCGGCGTCTACCCACTTGATGTCGCCGCCGGGCGGCAGGTGGATCGCCACACGGGAGCCGACTTTTTGCTTGGATTTCTTCGCTTCGCCGCCGATGATCGCCAGGAAGCGGAATACGGTGTTATATATCTGCTCGTCGAGGTTGCTGCGCTGGTTGAGCCAACCGCGGGAGAAGTCCGCGATCTCAGTCATGTTGTTGTCACCGACGATCATGTCGGTCGGATGCTCACCGTCGCGGTAGATGACTACAGGCACCTCGCCGAGGGGGTTCTCGTTTCGCTCGGTCTTACCGATAATCTTGCGCTTACGGCCAAGGTCATAGGCAACCAGGCGGGCGTACGGCTCGGCGTAACTGGCGGTGTTGCGCGATGCGGGCGCATCGGCGAGCGCTTGGATCCGCTGCCAGTAGTCCTGTGTCCAAAGAAGATAACTTTCTAGGACCTTGTTTTCGTCCTTTTGCCACGGGTCGCCATCCACCCGCGAAGACTCGCGCAGCAGCACCCAGCGCAGCTTGCCGTAGCGGTCGACGCTCCAGTCGAGCACAGCCTGCGGGGGGAAGACCGCGCAATACGGATAGGCGCGTTGGGCTATGGCGTCCTCCACGCTCTCCGCCGTGAGCGCCTTGTCCACCAATATCAGCACCCAACTGTAGAGCGTGCCTATTGTGTAGACGCGGCGGAAAAAGTCGTCGCGCTCCGTGCCGCGCCCGTCGATGTTGACATTGAATGCTTCCCATAAGGGCGGCTTGTCGCCGCTCACTACGTCGCGGTGGACGCCCTGGCGGAACAGGATATTCCGCTTCTCGGCAATTACGTGCTTGACATGGTTACTACCGACGGCGCGGCGGAGACGGTCGGCGTAATTGCCATACAGCTCGGAGGTGCTGTAGGGATCAAGCGCTGTCTTTTTCCACTCGTTACCGCCCTCGTAGGCCTTGCGCAGCAGCTCCCACTCAGCGAGATATTTCCCGTATAGCGGATGTCGCCGGCGGATCAGCTCTTCTTCTGGTGAGAGTTTTTTAAATAACGCCATTTAATCCCCGCCAAAAGTCATCAAAGTTTTCCATCTTCACCTGCCCGAGCCTCCAGTCCTGACTCGCTGCCCAGGTCGCGCCGGCGAGTGCGAACGATATGTCTCGATGTAGGCGCTTGCTTGGATCGACGACGCGGAACCCCAGCCCCTGAGCGTATTCCTTGGTCTTGAGCCCGCGGAGTTCGTCAACCAAACGGGTGTGATTCGGTATCTCCAGTTTCCGCTCGTTGAGAACATCGCGTAATGTCCCCCACATCTCCTGGTTCGATTTGGCCGAGGGGTGCATCTCCTCGATAGGCGGCATGTAGCCGCTGCGCAGCGCCCAGTTGATCAGCTCGCCGCCGCCGCTGGCGGTGTCAACCAGCAGGCGCCGCGGCCTGAAATTCTGAATCGCGTTGGTCAACTCCTGCCGGATCGGTGCGAACTGTATCCGCTTGCCGGCCATCTTGCGCGGATCCCAGACGACGATGCGCAAGACCTGCAGGCGCTCCTGCTCGGGATCGGCGCGCCCGACGATAACCAGGCTCGTTAAATCGCGCTTGATCGAGATGTCCAGAAACGCCCAGCAGTCGTACCGCCCGATGATCTTGCCGCCGGTGTCGCGCAGCGCCGAGTCCTCGTGCTGGGTCAGTCGCTTGTTTATCGCGGCATCGATCACGTCGCGGCTGAGCAGCTCGTCGCCCTCAGCGGCAAACTCGTTGTCGAGGTTGCGCAGCTCGCCGGCCCGGCTGCCGACGGCCATGATCCGGCGCAACTCGTCGCGGCTGGTGTTCGGATTCAAAACCTCCTTGCTGCGGAACAGATACCAGTCGTCTTGGGGCCTCTCCTCCTGCGCCCGCACCAACTCGTAGAAAAACCCGCTCGGCGCTCCGGCGGTCGAGGCAACAAGCATCTTGCCGTCGGGGCGACCCATCACGGACGGCGCGATCTCCTCCCACAGAGTGTCGGGCGCGTCTCTCGCCTCGTCGAAAAATATCAGGTCGGGGCTCGTGCCGGTCGCGGTCGCGCGGTTCGCGGGCAGCACCTTGAGCAGATTGTTGCGCGCCGCAACCCGCACCTCTCCGATCGAGTCCTTGACCTCGATCAGGTCCTGGATGTCCCAGCGGCCTCGCGATCTTCTGACTCACAAACCGCCGCATCTGCTCCTCGGCATTGGTGATCGCGACGAAGTAACAGTTCTTGTCTACCAGCATCCGGTAGAGCATGTAGTTCAGCGCCAGCTGGGTCTTGCCCTGCTGCCGGATGGTGTTCACCAGGATCAACCGGTACTGCGGACTGAACAGCGCCCCGAGGACTTCATACCACCACGGGTAAACCTGTATCGGCTCGCCTTTCTCGTTCTTGAACCAGCGCTCGATGAACCATGCGGCGTGCTCGGCGGTCAGGGGCGTCTTACTCATCCTCTGGGTTAACCAGTCGCCCAATCGGATCGGCGTTGATCGCCCGGCGCTCCAAACCCAACGCCAGCAATGCGGAGCGCAGCTCGCGCACGGCGGGCAATAGCA